ATATTGAAAAGAAAGAAAGAATTAATTTATAATATATTATAATAATATTTTATATTATGTAAATAAGTTATTATAATTTAATCTAAAGGAGTTAATTTTGGAAGAGACAGAAGAAATTAAGCCTGTTGTTAAACCAGGCAAACCGTGGAAAAATGAAGGATTTTATGCGTCCTTTGAAGAAGCCGATGGAGTAAGGCAGAAACTTAATCGCATATGGGAAGGAAGCGAGCAGCATAAAGGCATGCAAGTTAAAGTCAAGTGGTCTAATGCTAGACAACAGTTTATGGTTAAGACTAGACTACACCCTGACTTTGAGCCAACAAAAGAAGTAAAAAAGGAAACTACTAAAAATGGGAAAGGTAAACGACGAAATAAAAAGAATACAGATAGAACAAAATTTGACGCTACCGCAAGTATTTGATTTATATCCTCATCTAGCAAAGCTTCAATATGAAGAAATGCAAGAAGAAAAAAACCTGAAAGAAAGTAGTTCCAATAAAAAACAGCTTCTTTTAGACTGATGGCTCGTAGCTCAGCAGGTTAGAGCGCGGCTCTTATAAGGTCGTAGTCGTGGGTTCAAGTCCCACCGAGCCAACCATTTTATATGGTGTTTCTATTTATATAAAGGAATTTTAACTTGACTACGATTGAATGCGTTGAATGTGGAACAAAGATGATTGCATCTGATATCAATCATGATCATAACAATTTAGGGTGCGAGTGTGGAAATATACAAGTTAAATTTATCGATAGTGTTGCTCCATCAAAATTAAGAGGGCTTATCACTATCAATTATAAAACATCATATCCAAACATAGTAGAAATCTCTCAATTTGAAGAGTTTCGAAAAAAGAAAGAAGAAAGTAAAAAAACTAAAAAGTTAGGCTTTGGTGAATGAATTATAAAGTAAAAGCACACTCTATCAACGCAAATATATTTTATATATGGATAGATGGAATGTGTCTTGGGTGGATAGAAAGAAAGTATACAGATCTTGGTTTAACAGATTGTCATCCTAAAGAATCTATAAAAGTAGAATATGTAACACACGTATACCCAGACAAGTATTGTGGCAAGTATACAAATTTAGATATTGCTGTAACTGCCATGAGATCTATTTCAGAAAATATTTTTCACGGAATAGAGCATATAAATTTGCTTAAGTTTTAATTTAATGTATAATTATTTTAGAGCCTAGGCTCTTTTGTATAGCAACACTCTGTTGCATGGAGGTCGTGTATTATGCGTTTGGTAAAAGCACTAAGTACTGCTTTGTTTTGGTCTAAACAAGCAGTATTAACTGTTAAAGATATAGCTATGCTTCTCTTAATGTTGGCTTACTTGATGATAGTAATAAAAGTAAGTCTTTAATTAAGGTAATTTAATAAAGTTCCAAGTTACTGGATACGAAGTTGCTAGTGTAATATGATGAAATTTATAGTGTACAGAGTGAAGTACGCCTATAAGTTCACCTTTTACATTTAAAATTGGACTTCCAGAAGAACCCCCGATCGCTGGAACACTATAGAAAGCGACGCCGTTGGAAATTCCATGATAATTCCCACGAAATATAGGCACCATTTCTCCGTCAATAATGCCTGATGGAGCGGCTAAGTTATAAACTTCTTCACCATACTCAGGCATCTTTTTGGATAATCTAATGTGTGGAGGCTCAAGTAGCCTACCTGCCGGCTTAAGAACGCATATATCATATTGATCATTTGCTTTCATTATCTCAATACGATATTGTTTGTTGTTTCTGTCAATTGCTTTTAGCACTACTTCACCAGCCGCTGCAGCAACCATCTGTCTTAGTCTGTCATCTTTACAAACGTGAGCAGCAGTTAGCACTGCTTTTTTGCCACCATAAAGTATTACAGCACCTGTGCCAGAAGATATTAAAGTAAGGCCCCCACAGGACATTGCTTCTTCATCGCATGCACCAAGTCTAGCCCACGTTTCTATTTTTACAATAGACTTTTTAACATTCGTCATAGACTTATTTATATTAGTTTGTGCGGCACAACTATTTATTATGAAACTGGTAGCCAAAACAAAAAATAATATAAATAAACGATTCATATGTCTTAAATAGTTTTTGAACAGAGAGTTAAGATGAAAAAAATTTACATACTGGATACGAACGTGTTTTTAACCAACTCAAATTCAATTTATGAGTATAAAAATAATGATATTGTTATCCCTTTAAAAGTGCTCGACGAGATTGATAAACACAAAAAACGTCAAGATGGTGTTGGTCTTAATGCTAGAAATACAATTAGAATTTTAGATGAACTAAGATCTAAAGGAAATCTTCATAAAGGTGTCCGAATAGATAAAGGCCTAGGCATATTATCTGTTAAAGGATTTAATTATGACCAGATGCCAATTGGTTGTGACGTACAAAGCGCAGACAATCAAATAATCGCTACTGCTCTAAGCGAACAAGTTGCAAATCCAAAAAGAAAAATTATCTTAGTTACAAGAGATATTAATATGAGAGTTAAGTGCGACTCTCTAGAGATGCTAACTGAAGATTACGAGCCGGCAAAGATTATTGAAGATCAAAGTGAACTATACGTTGGCTATACAGAGCATCTTGTTGACGATCAGATTGTTAATCGTTTTTATGAAGGTGAAGAAATATACCTAGACGACGAGCAAACCAATTTTCAACCAAATGAATTTATTATGCTGGTGTCCAGCACAAATGAGAAAAAGACTGCTTTGGCTAAATTTGAATCTAAAACAACACCAATTAAAAAATTGGTTGATTACAAAAAAGGTGTGTGGGGTTGTCGTCCTCGTAACAAGGAGCAAATGTTTGCTTTTAATATGCTTATGGACCCTAGTATACCTATCGTTACGCTTATTGGAGCCGCAGGTTGTGGCAAGACCCTGCTTGCTATCGCAGCGGGCCTAGAACAGGTCTTAGATCAGGAGCAATACAAGAAACTAGTTGTGTCTCGTCCTGTACAGCCACTAGGAAAAGATATTGGCTATCTTCCAGGCACGATGGAAGAAAAAATGATGCCTTGGTTGATGCCCATCCAAGATAATATTGAGTTTCTGATGAATGGCAAAAGAGACAGTATGGATATGTTTTTTGAGAATGGAACAATTCAGGTTGAGGCTCTTACTTATATTCGTGGTAGATCAATATCAAACGGTTTTATGATTATTGATGAGGCGCAAAACTTAACAACTCACGAACTTAAGACTATAATTACACGTGTCGGAGAAAATACAAAGATTGTGTTAACTGGCGACATCGAACAGATTGACAATGTTTATATTGACGCAACATCAAATGGATTGTCATACGCTGTAGAAAAATTTAAAACCTACGATCTTTCTGGCCATATAACACTTAAGAAGGGCGAGAGATCAAAGGTTGCAACTTTAGCATCAAAGGTATTATAATGGAAGCAATAAACTCAAAAGAATATGAAAAAAACCCTATTTTAGATCAAATGGTTGAACCAGAAAACGATTTAAAAAATATGTTAGTTGAATATGTTGGCGAAAAATTAAACCCTGAAGATATGAATGTTACAGTAGAAATGATTATTGACGTAATGGCAAAAGAATTTCCACAGTTTGTATTAGCTTTAGCAGAAGAAAACTGGGTTAGAGGTTATGAACAGGCTTTAGTGGATGTCGATGCCGGTATGAAACTAGCGAGAGAGGAAGATGAAAAAAAACGATCTTGTAAATTATGTGAAGACTAGAAATAAAAAACTTAATTTAAAAAAAGTTGGCTCTCTACAGATAATTTTTAAAGATCATTTTTCTAATGATGTTGATTACGTGTCTGTTATAAAAAGAGTAAATCAGCTTTTACCAGAGCATATAATAAATCTTGTTGATGCGCTTTACGTTGGTGATTTTGATTACTTTAAACAAAGAGACATTAATGCTATGTATTTAGATGGCGCTATATATGTTAGCAATGACCAAGATAACGAAGGTGATTTGTTGGATGATATTATTCACGAATATTCTCATGCTTGTGAAGCCGCTTATGGTGAAATAATTTATGGAGACGGAGACATTAAGGACGATTTTTTGTCCAAAAGACAAACACTAAAAAGATTTTTAAGACATGAAAATCGCTGGTCTGATATTGAAGATTACGATTTTACAGAGATTGATTATGATGAAGACTTAGATATCTTTTTAAAAGACGGTGTTGGATATGAAAGGTTAAACAATTTAATTAATGGCTTGTTTCTCAGCCCATACTCTACAGTATCACTCAGAGAGTATTTCGCTAGAGGGTTTGAGGAATATTATTTAGGAAACAGGCTTTACTTAAAAAAGATATGTCCTTATATTTATAATAAGTTATACCTTTTAGATAACTTAGAGAACAATTATGAAATATAATATTGAAACAAACAAGCAGCACAACAAAGTCTATGTGACTGTCGCAGTTGAGCGTAGAGAAAAAATTAAACAAGATATAGTTGCTGTATACACATCAGATGTTGTAAAATATATTAATGAAAATTATAATCCACCAGCAGCATACAACCTCGGAGAATGCTTAAGTGATCAAAACATGTCTGCTAATAATTTAGAAGACAAACATCTTGTTAAGACTTGGGTTTTCCCACTTACAAAAAAACAAGTGAAAAAAACTAGTGCTAAAAACCAAGGTACAACTAAAAAGTCATAACATGCGTCAACATATATCTTTTTCTGAATTAAAAATATGGAACGATTGCGCCTTCAAGCACAAGCTAGTTTATATAGATGGTGTAAAAAAGTTTAAAGGCAGCGAACATACTGCTTTTGGAACGGCCATGCATTATGTTTGTGAAAATATGTTTGACCAAAGTAGTGATCTATCTAGCATATTTCAAAATAAATTTTTAGAAGAGCTAACTCTTTTAAAAGAAGATAGCGTACCATTAAATAAAAAACTTATTGAGGACATGAGAAGCCAAGGTGAGAATATGCTTTCATATATTTTACCAGCGGTTAAAAAAGCTTTTTCTTCGTTTGAAGTTGTTTCTATAGAGGAAGATTTATATATACCGATTGAAGACAAACTTCATTTTAAAGGTTTTATTGACCTTGTTCTTAAAGTAGGTGATATATATCATATTATTGATTGGAAAACCTGCTCCTGGGGTTGGGATGCTCGCCGCAAAGCAGATCGCATGACAACTTATCAATTGACTTTATACAAGCACTTCTTTGCTAAAAAACACAATATTGATCCTAATAACATTGAAACTCATTTTGCTTTGCTGAAGAGAACTGCCAAGTCTAACAACGTTGAGATATTTAATGTTTCTAGCGGAGCAAAAAAAACTGAAAATGCTGTTAAACTTTTAGACAAAGCAATATACAATATAAAAAAGTTGAGATTTATAAAAAACAAACTGTCCTGTACTTCAGGATATGGATGTGAATTTTATAAAACAGAATATTGTACGTAGGTTAAAATGAGTAAAAAAATTAAAGTTTTGGTTATTTCAGACCATCCTTTTTCCCCTTCTGGCGTGGGTACACAAACACGCTACATGATAGAAGGCATGTTACAAACTGGAAAGTTTAAGTTCTTATGCTTGGCTGGCGCTATTAAGCATCATGATTACAATCCTCAAAAAACTGAGAAATGGGGAGATGATCTAATTATGTATCCAGTTGATGGATATGGTAGTCAAGATATGATTAGATCTTTGATCAGAACTGAAAAACCAGATATGCTTTGGTTTATGACTGATCCTAGATTTTATGGTTGGCTTTGGGAGATTGAAGACGAGATTAGATCTTTAATTCCAATGGTATATTACCATGTTTGGGATAATTATCCTTATCCTAAGTTTAATAAAGTATGGTATGACTCATGTGATCATGTGGCGTGTATTTCGAAAGTCACTTATGACATTGTAAAAAATGTGTCGCCTGATGTGCGGTGTGAGTATCTTCCTCATGCTGTAAATCCAACATTTTTTAGGCCTTTGCCAGAAGAACAAGTTCAAAATTTTAGAAAGCAAAAAGGTTTAGATGATAAATTTGTTGTATTCTGGAATAATAGAAATGCTAAAAGAAAACAACCAGCCACGTTAATTCATGTATTTAAACAGTTTTTAGACAAGGTTGGACATGATAAAGCATGCTTGGTGATGCATACAGAGCCAAAAGACCCTAATGGGCCGGACCTTATTGCAAACATCGCAGATTTAGGTTTAACAAATGGCGAAGTTAGGTTTTCAACTCAAAAAGTTGAATTTCATGATTTAGCCGTTATGTACAACATGGCAGATGTGACTGTTAATGTTTCTGACGCAGAAGGTTTTGGCTTGGCAACGTTAGAGTCTCTTTCATGCGAGACACCAATTATCGTTAATATGACAGGCGGCTTACAAGAGCAGGTTACTGATGGCAAAAATTGGTTTGGCATTGGCTTGGAATGTAAAGCAAAGCCTGTTATCGGATCTCAAAATGTACCTTACATTTATGAAGACCATTTTGATAACGAAGATCTTTTAAATGCATTATTAAAAATGTATGAGATGTCATCAGAAGAAAGAAAATCTCTAGGCTCTGCCGGCGCAGAACATGTTAAAAATAATTATAGTTTTGACAAATACATAGAAAGATGGGAAAAATGTCTTTTAAGTATTCATGAGAATCTTGGCTCTTGGGAAACTCGTAAAAATTATAAAACTTGGCAACTACTAGAGGTTAAATAATGATAAAGGTATTATTGAAAGGCCCTCTGTTAACACAGACTGGCTATGGTCATCATGCGAGAACTGTTCTACGCGCTTTGCGCACAAAAGAAGATCTTTTTGATATTTACATCCAGCCAATAGTTTGGGGACAGACTAGTTGGATTTGGGAAGATAATGAAGAAAGACAGTGGATTGATTCATGCGTAAAGAAAACATTAGGTTACGCTAGTGAAGGTGGTACTTTCGATATGTCTTTACAAGTAACAATTCCTAATGAGTGGGAAAAGATTGCTGAGGTTAACATTGGTGTTACCGCTGGTATCGAGACTACTAAAGTTGCTCCAGTGTGGATTGAAAAATCTTTTATCATGGATAAAATTTTAACCATCAGTGAGTTTTCTAGAGACAGCTATGTAAATACAGTGTACGAAGCTACAAATACAGACACTGGTGAAAAAGTTGACTATAGAGTACAAACACAAATTGACTACATCCACTATCCAGTTGTAAAAGCAGAACCTGAAAATTTAGATCTAGATTTAGAAACTGATTTTAATTTTTTAGCAGTTGCTCAGTTAAGTCCGAGAAAAAATGCTGAACAGCTTATTTTAAATTTTATCGATAAATTTAGAGATAATGAGAATGTTGGATTAATCGTTAAAGCCAACTCAGTTAAAAACTCTATTCCAGATCGTTTTATGACTAGAGGGTTGTTTAACCAAGCAGTTCAAAAAGCTGGAGAAAAAAAATGTAAAGTTTATCTTCTACACGGATATTTGTCAGATAAGCAAATGGCCGGCTTGTATACGCACTCAAAAGTTAAAGCTTTAGTTTCTACTACTCATGGCGAGGGCTATGGTTTGCCCTTGTTTGAAGCAGCATATTATGGCCTGCCAGTTATAGCAACTGATTGGTCTGGTCATCTAGATTTTTTGTATATGAAAGAAAAACAAAAAAATGGCAAGTACAAAAAGAAGCACATGTTTTCGCGAATATCTTATAGTTTAAGACCTGTGCCAGCTGAGGTACTTTGGAAGGATGTGATTGTACAAGATTCTATGTGGGCTTTTCCAGAAGATGGCTCAATTAAAATGAATTTAGATGAAGTTTACAGAGATTATGGAAGATTTAAAAAGAGAGCTAAAAAACTACAAGATTGGGTTTGCGAAGATTTTGAAGCTTCAAAGATTTATAAACAATACACTGATCAGCTAGAAGCAATCGCTGAAGAAAAAGGGCTAGCAGAAAGAAAAGAGTGGCTTGAAAAGCTAAATGAAATTGAAATTATATGAAAAATGTAATTTTTATAGCTGATTTTTTTAGTGATGATTTGCTGGGAGGTGCAGAATCAAATGATTCAGTTCTAATATCATATTTAAAGAATAATAACTTGTGTGTAGCTAAAGTTCACTCATCAGCTTGTAGTATTGAACTACTACATAAAAACAAAGATAGTGTTTTTATAGTTGGCAATTTTATTGGCCTTACTGAAGAGTGTAAGCGATATATGATTCAAAATAATAACTATATTATTTATGAGCATGATCACAAGTATGTAGCAAATCGAGATCCGTCAAAATATTTAAATTTTAAAATACCACACGAACATTTAGCTAATATTGATTTTTATAAAAGTTCTAATAAAATTGTTGTTTTAAGTGAAATTTGTCGACAAGTATTAGAAGATAACTTAAACATATCTAATGTTATTAGTATTGGAACCAGCTTGTGGACTGACAAAAAGTTTTCTTTTTTACGAAATAATTTAAATAATAAAAAAACAAAAAGCTTAGGAATTGTAAATTCTAAAAACCCTACAAAGGGTACTGCGGAGGCTGTAAGGTATTGTGAAATGAAAAATATGAGATATTCTTTAATTGAGCCAGCCCAGCCAAACGACTTTTTATTAAACGTATCTCAATACGAAAAGATATTATTCATGCCACAAGTTTTAGAAACATTTTGTCGCCTGGTAGCAGAGTCAAAAATATTAAATTGCCAAGTGCTGACAAAACCAGGCTTGATTGGCATGTACAGCGAAAAAGAATTATTTAATCTTTCTGGCGACTTTTTGTTAGAAGAGTTACAGAGCAGAACTCATAAGGCTCTTAGCATGTTTAAAACATTGTGTGTTGGAACCTAAAGTGAATTTTATAGGTTACTAATGTCTAAATTAGTTTTTACAAATGGTTGTTTTGATATATTACATAAAGGTCACTTTAAACTTCTTGAATTTTGTAAAAGTCAAGGATCAACAGTTGTTGTAGGCCTGAATAGTGATAGAAGCGTTAAAGATTTAAAAGGTGATAATAGGCCTTTCTTTAAGCAATGCGATAGAAAATATGCTTTAGAGTGCTGTAAATATGTTGATCGTGTTATAATTTTTGATGAAAAAACACCTTATAATTTAATTAAACAATTGAAGCCTGATATAATTGTTAAAGGCGGTGACTACAGAAAAGAAGATGTTGTTGGTCATGATATCGCTGAGGTAAGAATATTCAATTTTGTAGAAGGATATTCAACTAGCAAAGTTTTAAAGGCTTAAGAAAATAACAATGTTTAATGTACTTTTAGTTGGAGATGCTTGTCTAGACGTTTATCATTATGGACACTGTGATAGGTTAAGTCCAGAAGCTCCCGTGCCAGTTTTAAAGCATGACCATACAGAAAATAGAGATGGAATGAGCTTAAACGTGCGCAATAATTTAATAGCGTTTAGTCTGTCTGTTGACTCTATCACAAATAAAAAAATTATTAGAAAAGAAAGATTTGTTGATTTAAAAACAAGACAACATCTTTTAAGAACAGATTTTGGTGAAAATTTAAAGCTTGAGCCTTGTACTAAGACACAGTTAGAAAAAATTAAATTTTCTGATTTGGACGCAGTTGTTATATCAGACTACGATAAAGGCTTTATAGATAGCACTAATGTAAAAATTATCTTATCCAAAGCAAAAGCTAGCAACGTTACTGTTTTTGTAGATTCTAAAAAAACTGATTTAAGCATATTTGAAGATTGTATTATCAAAATTAATCAATCTGAATATGAAAAGTCTAAAGTGTTTCCAAACACTTACCAGCTAATTGTAACTAAAGGTGCCGACGGTGCGTTGTGGAATAACAAAACATTCTCAACAGAACGTTGTGATGTGTTCGATGTCTGCGGCGCAGGTGATACTTTTATGGCAGCTTTAGTGTTTAAGTATTTACATACAAGATGTTTTGAAAAATCAATTGATTTTGCCAACAAGTGTGCTCGATTAGCAGTACAAAAGTTTGGTACCTATACTTTGACTAAGGAGGATATAGATGACTTACGTGTTTGATATCGACGGCACTATTTGCTCTTTAACAAATGGAGAATATAACAAGGCTGTTCCAATAAAAGAAAGAATAGAAAAAATAAATTCTTTATATGAAGAAGGCAATAAGATAATTTTTCACACAGCTAGAGGAATGGGTAGATTTAAAAATAATATATCTCTAGCTGAAGCAGAGTTTTGGAGTCTTACACACGAACAACTGACTAACTGGGGTGTAAAATTTCATGCTTTGTATCTTGGTAAGCCAGCCGGCGATATATACGTTGACGATAAAGGAAGCAAAGATGAAGAATTCTTTAAAAATGAACTTTGTTCCTAAAGGCTGGGGCTTTGAAAAGTGGATTGTTAATAACGACAAATATTGTGGAAAGCTTTTATATTTTGTCAAAGGTAAAAAATGCTCTTGGCATTATCACAAAATAAAAGATGAAGTGTTCTATATACAGTCTGGCAAAATTATGGTAAAGTATTCAGACGATGACGATTTAAACAATGCTTCTGAAGTTATATTAGAGCGAGGCGACAACTTTCATGTTTATGTTGGGCTTCGACATCAAATGATAGCACTTGAAGATACAGAGTTGTTTGAATTTTCAACACAACATTTTGATAGTGATTCATACAGAATTGAAAAAGGAGATTAAATGAGTATTAATTCAAAACTAAATTTAGATAAATTTAAGTATGAAAATAGACAGCCTCCTTACGATAAAGTATGCTTTGGCATGGGTGGTCAATATGGTGATATCATCATGCAGGAACCCGGCCTAAGAAAGTTTATTGAAGATAATCCTGAAACTAAAATTGTTCTTGCTATTTGCGACAAGTACAAAGATATTCAACCTCTTTTTTATAACTATCATAAAAATATTATTGATTTTAAAGTGTGGCAAGGATATGATGATTGGCCAACACAATCAGATCTAGATTATATAAAGCAACAAAGCTTTGATGCTATGTTTCCTTTTGAAAAACCGTATCATGAACAAAGTGATTGGGCTAAGCATCGACACCTTGTTGAGGAAACCGCACTTATGTTAGGTGTGGAAGCATCGACAAATAAAATAGAATTAAAGATGCCAGAAGATGTTGTTAAAGAACCAAAGACAGTTGCCATTCATTTATTTTCTAGTAAATGGCCTGGCGGAACACGATCTGTTAATATAAAAAAACAAGAGTACATAGCAAAGTATTTATGTCAAAAAGGTTATAAAGTATATCAATTGTCTGGTCCGCACCAGCCTCATATTAGAAACACTACTTTTGTGAGGGGTACGTATTTTGACAGCTGTAAAAAGATGCTAAGCACAGACCTTCTTGTAACTTGTGATTCTGGCATGCCATGGGTTGCTTCTGCCTTTAACCACCCCACGGTTGGCTTATATTCAACAGCTTATGATCCCTTGGTTGACACAACAAAAAACTGGCAACCGGTCAATCCCAATGCTGTATATTTAGAAGGACAAACTGCTAATTTTATTGATATGGATCTTATAATACATAACATTGACAAAAAACTAGAGGAAACAAAATGAGAATATCTATCGTAACTCCCCCATCGCAAAACGTAGAACCGCTTATACCTGTATTTGAATCTAAGGGTGTTAAAGTAGATCATAATGGAATTCATCCGGATACTGATTTTATTTTAATGACAACTCAAGCTGGGTTAGAGCTTGTACACATGTTCCATGGTACATTTCCAGGCATTCCAATTGTAAGTCTGACGTTAGACTTTTATAAAACAGTATGGACAGCTCCAAACCCTCATGGTTATAATTGGCAATTGTATAAAGATTATTTAAAAAAATGTAAAGAGTTGTGGTGTATTTCAAATGAAGTAATTATCAGAATGGGCGAAGAAGGCATCGATATTAAAAAGTGTAAGCTTATGAAAATGTGGGCTAGATTTTTCGACTATAATAATGAAATAAAAGATGATAGATATATTCTTAAAACAATAAGGCCTTATGTAGCAGACAAAAACTATGGATGGCTTGAAAGAGCATGTCAAGAACTAGATATACCTTTAAAAACACCAAATCATGGAGCTTCAGAAGAACAATATCGCAAACTCATAGCAGAATGTAGTTTTATGTGTACAGATTATCATGAAACTTCAACTGGCGGTTTGGGCCTTTTAGAAGGTTACAAGCTAGGAAAAGCTTCTGTTATTAGCGACTCTGTGTACGAGGGTGCTAGAGATTATTTAGGTGACAGAGCCATATATTTTAGTGATGATAGCTATGAAGACTTTAAGCGTGTGATTAAAGAAACATGGGATAATACTCCACAATTAGATATTAGTGAATGTGAAAACTTTTGTAAGCAGCATCCTACGATAGAAGATAATGTTAAATTTATGATTGAGCGTTTAAATTATTTACAGGAGCAATAAGATTGAAAAAAGTTTTTATAGCAACATCTAGAGAAGTCGGTGAGCAATGTATTCTGTGGGCACGCAACAATACTCCTAGTGGTTTTGTGTTGGTTAATAGCTTGCAAGAAGCTGACATCGTTTTGTCTGTTATGTATGAAAAAATAATTTCTGCTGACATATTAAAAAGCAAAAAATGTTACAATTTTCATCCTGGCGTGTTGCCTGAGTATAAAGGAAGTGGAATATGTACTTGGGCTTTGTTGAATCAAGAAAGCAAATTTGGTATTACTTTACATTTGATTGACCAGGGTGTTGATACGGGAGATATTATTGAAATTAGAGAATTTTTGATATCTAAACATGACACTGCTTTTTCCTTGTACGAAAAAGGCGTAAAAATAATCTTTAAAATGTTTAAAGATTGGTATAGTGATTTACTATTTGAGGACTATATTGCCACACCTCAAAGAAAAAATGTAGGTAAATGTTATTTGAAAAAAGACCTACAAAAGGCAAGAAATTTAACTAGGTTTGTTAAAGCTTTTTATTTTCCAGGCAAAGACCAATTATATTACTTTAACAACAAAGGTAAAAAAATATATATTGATTACAAAGAGGAATAATAATGAGAACTATAGAAAATGTTAATGTCTGTGTTATTGGTGGTGCTGGGTTTCTAGGCTCACACTTAGTCGATCATTTAATTAATGATCGTAATTGTAATATTGTTGTGCTAGACAATCTGATTACGGGACTTAAAAAACACATTCATGAAAAAGCAAAGTTTATATGGTTTGACATTCGTGATGATGAAAACGAACTGGCAAAAATATTAATAAGTCATGATATTGAGTATGTTTTTAATTATGCTGCTGAGCCATACATTCCAGAATGCTTTGAAAGACCAATGCATTTTTTTGATATTAATGCTACGGCTGTTTTAAGAGTACTTAACGCATGTCAAAAAGCAAATATAAAAGGATTGCTACAGGTTTCCTCTGCTGAAATCTATGGCGATATGAAAGGCAAGATATCTGAATCTGATCCTGTCGCAGCGCACTCTACATATGGAGTCAGCAAGCTAGCTGCTGATGGTTTAGTACAGGTTCGCTGGAGAGAGGCCGGTGTTCCTGCTATCGCAATGAGGCAATTTAATTGTGTTGGTGAGAGAGAAACGCACGCATATGTTATTCCTGAAATTATTAGTCAGCTAGATAAAACAAGCGTAATTAAATTAGGAAATAATTCGTTTAGAGATTTTCAATATTCTGGTGATGCTGTACGTATGGCAGTAGAGCTTTTAGAAAAAGGTCAATTTGGCGAAGTTTACAACATGGGAAGCGAAGGTGGTATAAAAATTTATGATCTTGCTAGACTTATCGGCAAGCTAATGGGCCATAAAAATGTAGAAATACAAACTGATGAGAAAAGAGCAAGACCATGGGAGATTTGGCATCTCCAGTCTGATAACACAAAATTATATAATGCGATCGGGAAAAAGACACCAACATCTCTAGAAAACGCCCTAAAGAAAACAATAGATTACTATTACTCTAATAATAGTGAATGGGATTGGTAATGAAATTTGAAGAGTTAGAGAACAAATTTTCAAAATATATAGGTACCGAAGGGTGTGTTTCGGTCAACTCTGGCACTGCCGCTCTTCATCTAGCTCTAGAAGCGCTTCAACTTCCTAAAGATTCTGAAATTATTGTACCACAATTTACTATGATTGCTACTGCTTGGGCGGTTTATTATGCTCGTCTTAACCCGGTATTCGTTGACTGCAGTGATGATCTACTTATCGACTTGATTGATCTAGAAAAAAAGATAACATATAAAACAAAAGTTATCATGGTCACACATGTTTATGGAAGGGTTGTAAATATGGACGCAGTCTCTGAACTAGCTAAAAAATATAATTTGCGTATTATTGAAGATGCGGCTGAAGCACATGGATGTAAATGGGGCAATAAAATGGTTGGAAGCTATGATATAGGTTGCTTCTCTTTTTATAGAAATAAAATAGTTTGTGGAGAAGAGGGCGGCGCCATTGTTTCTGATGATTTAGAATTTTTAAAAATTGTAAAAGACATGAAAAGTATGTCTTTTGGGGAAGAGCACAATTACATGCATAAACGAATCGGGTTTAATTACAGAATGACTAATTCACAGGCATCTTTAATAATTGATTCTTTAGGCGAGATAGATAAAAATATAAAAATAAGACGACAAAACGAATCTTTATATGATTCGCTAATAGCTAAAAAATATCACATGCCTAGAAGAGATGTGCCATGGGTCTATGATATTAAAGTAGATAATAATAAAATTGTCGACGATTTAAGAAAACAAAATATAGCTGCGAGATACGGGTTTAAGCCTGTTGGTTCATGCGCACCATTTTTATTAGATGTATCTCAAACAAAAAGTTATGAGATGTCTAAAAAAATTATGTATTTACCAGTTGGTCCTGATGTTAATAAGGCAGACATACATTTTATAGTAGAAAAATTAAAGGATTTACAATGAGATATTTAGTAACTGGTGCTACAGGATTTGCTGGCCCGCATATGATTAACAGAATTTTAGAAGGCGGTGATGAAGTTGTTGCCATGGCAAGAAACCTAGACACATGTAGGGATATAGTTAATATTGTTGGAGAAGAAAATTTAAATAAAATTGAGTTTGTTTATGGTGATTTAGAAGATTTAGACTCAATAACAAACATATTTGAAAATGATATGTTTGACGGAGTGTTTCATCTTGGGGCGTTTGCTCACCCACCATCTTCATTTAAAACGCCTTTGTTGGCAACTAAAACTAATGCCTTGGGCACAGCTAGAATATGCGATGAGATTATTGAGAACATGCCGTTGTGCGTGCTGATGAATTGTTCAACACCAGAAGTGTATGGTATCTGTCCTGCTGATTCAAAAATTGATGAAACTACACCGTTCAACCCTAATAACCCTTATGGTGTTTCAAAAGCTGTTGCTGATATGTATGTTTTAGAAAGAACACACAATACAGACTTGAGAGCATTTCTAACAAGGGCTTTTTCTCACACTGGTCCACGTCGAGGTAGTAATTTTTCTATATCATCAGACGCAATCCAAATTGCTAAAATTATTAAGGGCCAACAAGAGCCTGTAATTAAAATCGGTAACATGACGTCACAAAGAATTGTCGCTGATGTTAGAGATGTTGTTGATGTATACTATAGACTAATGAATGAGTTTCATAAAGACAATATAAAATGCGGTGAAATATTTCATATTGCCGGTAACGACTTACATCCCATGCAGTACTACCTAGATAGCATGCTACAGATGTACAATTTACAAGATGTTAAGCTAGAGATAGAGCCTAAATTTTTTAGAAAAGTTGATATACCGGTTCAAATTCCAGATGACACAAAAGTTAGAAACTTTTTAAATTGGCAGCCATCTATAGCAATAGAACAAACTTTAAAAGATTTAGTCGAGTATTGGCTGGGAGAAGTATAAAATGGGCATCAAAGACGTTGATAGTCATAAATTAATGTATTATCCAGAAGAGGTAGCACATTGGAAAAAAACAGGGGCTGCGACTCCTTTACATGTTGAGATCGGACCAACAAACAGGTGCCAGCACCATTGTAGCTTTTGTAGTGTGGATTGGATTACGCACGGAGTTGTAAGGATAAACACAGAAGTTTTAGTTAGAGGCATACATTCTATGGCAGATATTGGAGTAAAATCAATATACTTTGCTGGCGAAGGCGAGCCCCTACTACATCCAGATATGGATAAGTTTGTTCAAGCTGCACACAGTAGAGGCATCAAGACGTCCATGGCAACCAATGGTGGCTTATTAAATGAAAGACGCTTAAACCAGCTTTTGCCTTACTTTGCTTGGATTAGGTTTAGTATCGATGCTGCTACAGCAGAAACACATCGTGAAATACATAAATCAAAAGATTTTGATCGTGTTATAAGAAATATGCGCGCCGCAGCAAAGTACAAAAAAGAACATAATCTAGATGTTGAGCTTGGCGCGCAGTTTATTGTTATGGAAAACAATATTCATGAAATGGAGGCATTCGCTGATCTGATGAAAGACGTAGGCGTTGACAATGTTCAGTTTAAACCACACCACAATCATCCTAAAAGCGCCTCTAACCCCACTTTGTATAGCTTAACAGATAATGAGCTAAGACAGCGGTTACTAGACCGCTCAACGGATGATTTTTACGTAACTGTGAGAAGCAGAAATTTAGAGGAAATGCCAGAAATACCTGGTCAGAGCCACAATTACTGTTACAAAAAATGTTATGCGTATAACTTTTTGACACTAATTGATGCTAAAGGCGGTTGTTATGGGTGTAATATATTCTATGATCAGAAAGATTATAGCTTTGGAAATATCTATGAACAGACGTTTGAAGAGATTCATACTAGTGGCCAAGTACAAAAAATAATTGACAAAGTAGCAAAGCTAAATCATGAGCCGTGTGGAAACTACAAGTGTCGACCTCATATTATTAACGAGTATTTAAATAGAATTAAGAATCCTGAAGTAAACGATGAGTTTATCTAGAGAGGCAGAATGAGAATTTTATTTGTTGGTGTGTTTGACAAAGAAGGTAAGTCGACTAATTTATCACAATTATTTGCTTTCAAAGATTTAGGTTATGATGTTATAGGCTATAACTATCGTCTAAAAGCAGCCATACATGGCAACGAATACAGAGATAAAGATTTAGTTTATTTGGTCAAACAAAGAGCATTTGATTTAGTTGTTTTTAGTAAATGTAATGTAGTGTCTTTAGAAGTTTTTAAAAAAATTAGTGATATAACAACCACCTGTCTTTGGTTTATGGATGCGTTGGTAAATTATGATCAAGAAATGAAAGATAAAACTAAATTAGTTCATTACTTTTGTTGTGATAAGTTAAATGTACTAGAGCATGCTACTAAAATAAACAAAAACTCTTTTTATGTTTGTGAAGGGTTTGATTCTACTATTGACAAGCCTCGTGATGTTGATCAAATTTATGATGCTAGCTTTATTGGCAACATATATGGAAACAGGGCAGAGTTGCTTTCTAAACTAGATGTACCAGTAAAAGTTATAAATAATGCTTTTTCTAACAGTCATTCAATAGAAGTTTCAAAAAGTAAAATTAATTTAAATATGTGTACTTCGGATGGCGCATCTGATAGAGTATATAAAATAATGGCTGCTAAAGGTTTTTTAATCACAGATGATTGGCCAGGCAGAGAAGATATTTTTATTGATGGTGAGCACTGCGTTATTTTTAAAGATGCAGAAGACCTAAACCAAAAAATAAATTATTATCTAAAAAATCCTGAAGAGGCTAAAAAAATCGCTGAAAAAGGTTACAAAGAAGTACAAAAATTTAATCGATTAAGCTGGGCAAAACAAATAGTGAGTTTTTATGAACAAGTTAAATAAAAGATTAATCGCCGGCCCTTGGATAGGAGAGTTTGGTTGGGAGCTTTTTGCTTGGCAGGCGTATGTTCGTGCTTTAGCTGAAAATTTTGAAGAAACAGTAATCGCATGTAAGCCATCTTCTAAAGCTTTGTATAGTGATTTTGCTAGTAAGTTTATAGATTTAGATCCACCAAATGGCTTGTCTGATTCTTTTTTTATGCATGGTGTTGATTTAAATGTATATACAAGACAAGTCTTGCTTAAGCATGATTCGCTACTAGATAAAGGCACAACTATTTTTGCTCCACGACGAATTGGTTTTCCTCCAAATACTCATTTTTCTGAACAAATTAAAGTTAAAGATTATATAATAAAACCAAAATATATTAGATTTGGCCAAGAGCAAGATTTACAATACGAATATGTTTTTCATATAAGAGATAGAGATTTGCGCAAAGAAGATAATTGGAGCTTAGATAATTGGAAAAAACTACACAAGTTACTAACTAAAAATGGTGAGAGAGTAGCATGTGTAGGAACTACAAAAGAATCAGGAGTAATTCCAGAAGCTGACGACCTTAGAGACAAACCGTTAGAAGAAGTGTTCAACATATTAAGAAACTGTAAAACTGTTTTTGGTCCGTCATCTGGTCCCATGCATTTATCTAGTCTTTGTGGGGCTCGGCATTTAGTATGGGGAGATCGTAAATTATCACTTACTCGTTATGAAAATAATTGGAACCCTCTCTCAACCCCAGTGTTATTTTTAGATGAGTTTCAATATCATCCCACACCAGAATATATTTTTGACAGGTACACACAATGGATAAATCAACAATAGGCATCGTCGGCTATGGCTTCGTAGGCAAGGCTGTAGCACAGCTTAAAGACGTTTTAACGACATATATATATGACCCTAGCAATAAGCAGCATAACTCTCTTAAAAGCAAGGAAAACGCCTATAACGCAGATATTATATTTGTTAATGTTCCAACTGATTTATTAGATGGTCGTTTAAATGTAGCGATTGTTGAAGAGTGTATGGAGGATTATAAAAATTTTTCTAATTCAAATACATCAACTATAGTAATAAAATCAACACTTCCAGTTGGGGCATGCGATAACCTATCAGGTACTTTTCAGTTGCCAAATATTGTTTTTAACCCTGAGTTTCTCACACAAAGAACTGCTATGGAAGATTTCATAAATCAAGAAGAGGTATACTTAGCTGGTATGCCGAAACACACAGAAAAAGTGAAAGCTATTTATAAACTGTTTTTTAAGCACCACAATAATGTCAACGCAGAATATTTTGAAACACAGAATTACAAAGAGATAGAATTGTTAAAATTAGCAAGAAACACATTTTATTCTGTAAAAGTTAGCTACTGTAATAATTTATATAATTTATGTAAACAACAGCAAATAGATTATGACATGTTTCAAAAACATTTTGCACGTGCAGAATGGGTCGGAGATCAACATACCTATGTTCCTGGACCGGATGGAAAGTTTGGTTACGGAGGAAAATGTTTACCGAAAGATTCAATTGAATTATTAAATTTTGCAAAAAGTTGTGGTACTCTATTTAACATGCTAAAAGAAAGTATAAACTTTAATAGCACCCAAAGAGATAAAAGGATTAAATAATGTTAAGATTATCAGATGAAGCGCTTGGAGCAGTAATGATGGCTCTACAAAGATCTTTACTTGAGCAAAGTGATATTGTGCCAGTATTGAAAGGATTTAATTTCAAGGTTAGCGACAAAGGAGAGCTTTTTGTCATGAACCCTCCTGTTGTAAAATTGGGTGTTGAAGAAGAAGATGGTTGATTTAAACCTAGAAGATGTTACTGTATGCTACAATTTTTTAGATAAATTTTTGAGGCAATTTGAAGTAGATGATGTCGAAAAGAAGTTTTGGAATAAAGCTTATTCAGTCGATAAGCTACAAGTTGTTAGAGACAAGTTAAAAAGAATAGTTGAAAATGCCTAGATATTTTTATAAGTGTAAGTACTGCGATGTTGAGATTGATGCGTATCATGGTATGTCAGAAGAGGAGCGTATTAAAGATTGTGAATATTGCAATTCGATTAATTGTATGATACGCATGCCAACAAAATTTAAGACTGAAATAAAAAACGCTAGCACGCAAGCCGGCGACGTAGTTAGGAAGGCCATTGAAGATTTTAGTAATGACTTGCAAGAGCAAAAAAAATCTTTAAAAGAAGAATATTATGAAGACAATACTTAATAGTATTATTATTATATCCGTTATATTAAACGGAGGGTTACTTATATATTTGTTTGGTCCTGTGCCATTCTTTTTGTTTTTAAGTGCCTTATTAAACTTGTTGCTTGTATCGTATATAATTTACAGTATAAGACAAAAAAACTCTTTAGAAGAAGATCTACAATCAATGTATGAAAAAATGAATAGTTTTTGTGATCATTTAGAGGATGTACATTCTTTAGAGATGTATTATGGGGATCAAAACTTACAAAATTTGATCGACCATTCTCGACAATTGATTAATGGCATGATCGATTTTCAATTGTTATATTCAAATGCCGAGGTACAAATTGAGTCAGATAATGGTGAAGAAGAAGAGACGCCCAAGACAGAAAAATAATTATTTTACTAAAGTACATGAAGAGGCAATTATTAAATATGCTTCTACTGACTTAAAGCCAGTAAGGTCGGAACTATACATAGAGTTTATAGGTCCTGCTTTTGATGAGATGGTTGATAAAATCGTCTATACTTATAAGTTTAATACGCTTCCAAATATTGATTATTTAAAAGATGATTGTAAAATATGGCTAATGACGATTCTTGATAAGTACGATCCTAACAGAAAGTCAAAAGCCTTTTCATACTTCAGCGTTATTACAAAAAACTGGTTTATTCACAAGGTAAAACAAAACTCTAAAAAACTAAAAAGAGATGTTCAGTACGAAGATTTAAGTACGGAGCACGAGTTTGAGCAACTTATAACTGAAAATAGTTATGAGTCTGACAGGGAAGAGCAAGAGTTCTGGGCACATCTTTTTACTGAAATGAAAAGTTGGGAAAATCTTAAGCTTAAAGATAATGAAAAGAAAGTGCTTGACGCAATTAACATACTATTTAACAGCATTAACGAGATTGAAATTTTTAACAAAAAAGCTATTTACCTATACATGAGAGAGATAACCGGTTTAAACACAAAACAGATTGTTAATAACTTAAACCGAATTAGATCTAGATATAGGACTTTTAAAAAAGAATGGGAAAAGGGAAACATTTAGACTCCGATGAATACATCAATGAAGCAATCGACAATATTAGAAAAGATCGCGCCATGGCTTCGACTCTTCTCATAGAAGTTATGAGTCTTCTTAAATCGGACGAAAATAAACATCAATATTCTGGCCCGGTCGCAGCAAAGTACTTAGAAACACTTCAGCGCTCTAACGAGCAGTTAGTTAAGCTAGCATCTTTAATGTCTAAGAAAGAAACTGCTGCAGCAGATTTTGGCTCTATAAACAAAGAAGATATCTATGATCTAATTAATGAAGATAATTAAGGATCTTTAGATGGCAACAAAAGCTAAAACACCTTGGGCTCGGCACGTTAATCGCGACTCTGGCGAAACTAATCCTTTAAAAAGCTCAGCGAGAAGAGACTTTATGGATGGTGGTGAAACATCAGCCCAAAAAGAAAGGATGTTAGTTGAAAATTTTCTTAGCAATACTAAAATTGATAAAACTGGTCCTTTTCTAGCTATTGTGTTAAAAGTCCTGTCTGGGCCTCAAGTAAACAATGAAGCTTCAACAAACGGTGGAAATCTAAGCAGCGCTTTGAACATCAAAGGATTTAAAGATAGTACCAACGAAAGAAGAGAAGAACAGCAAAAGCCGGCGCCAATAAAAATTATAGCTCGCATACCAGAGGTTCATAATTTTATGGACTGGCCAGAAACAGTTGAAGACGAAGATGTAATATCAATGCATTCTGAGTTTCATCAATTTGATGAAAACCCAGACTTTGAACTAATACGTCCTGGCTCGATGGTGTGGGTTCAGTTTTATACTTTAGATCATATTTCTTCAAAAAGTGGCTTTCCTTCTGGTGTTATTCTTGGTCTTTATGACAAAGGGTCGCCAGTCGCTGACGAAGCGCTAATATCTCCAGTAGAAGAGTTTGGTCCACCATGTAAAGCTTTTAGAAACTTGGCTGAGCCAGCTGCTGGCTTGTATCGAGGCAACACTGAAGCTAATCCTGTTTTACTATCAGGACCACCGATAGTTAAACTAAAAAATAGAATAGTAACCGGTTTGTTTGGAAATGGCTCTTTAGCTACAAAAGCAAACTTTAATGAGGCGTTAAAAGTTGCTGGACCATCATTTATACACAATATTCCTGGAGGCGCCCCTGATGCTAACAACGCTTTCATATGGGTCGGACAAATAAAAAGCAATGGTTACCTAGATGTTATAAATCGTCCTGGCTTTGGTCGTGAAACCATAATATACGCGCCATATAGTTTAGACACAAGTTCGCCTATCGAAATAAAATATTATTTTCATGATAAAAATGGTTTTGGTAATGCTTTCGCTTCAGGTGTTGATAGCCAACAAGAGGCGATACAGTCCGCTATTAATCAGCCAAATGATTTTAAAGATAAAATAGCTCCAGCAATTAAAGATTATATTAAAGATGGAAGAAACATTATATTAGTAATTCCAGAGCTTTTACATTCAAAAGGTTTAAATACTAGAGTTGGCCTACAATATCAGCAGTACAAGGAGCAGCTAGAAAGAGTCACAGTTTCTGAAGAGCTAAACTTATTTAACATTACACCATTTGTAAGTAGAGAATTAAGATCGTTTGACCGCTCTTATATTGGTGGTAATTTTACTGATTTTCATGGTGATGTATTAGATGTTGTTGATAGTTTTTTAGGTAGCGGTACAAGTGATAATGTTACTTATATTTCTTTAGTGGGAGATGGCATCGGCGCCCTAACAATATCAAGCATGTGTCAAAATTTTGATACTGTTACTGAGATAAGAAATAATTTTAAAATACAAAGGGTTGATTTTATAGATACTGGAATTGATAATGCTACTATATCACCTGGGACTTTTGATTTTGTTCCGCCATCAGTAGCGTTATATACCAAGTTAGTTAGGCCTGCTGTCGACGAAGAAGCAAGAAAGCTACAGTTTAACTATATTAGCTCAGTTTCCCCTGCTAACGCAAGTAATTTTTTTAATGGCTTAGACAAATTAAACACTGAATCTTTAGACGTACTATCTTTATTTAAGGAAAACAACAAGCCACCGTCTGGCAATGGCGAGATTAAATTTACATTTCCTGTTGCTTTTTCTACTTCTAACAACGATGCTTCTGGCGAAGCAACTGATGTTGTTTGTAGCTTTCATATTGCTAAACAAGACAATAATGCTAAAGCTGGATATGCCTTAACAGTTCAAAATTTAAATGGCAATCAAACAACACTTATAAAACCTGATACAAACAGTAGTTTGTTCGCGGCAGGTAACACAGTGCCTGATCATGCTGCCGCAGCAACAGCAGCACAAGCCGCATCTGATTTAGCAAAAATACAAAAAAGAATCAATGAATTATATCAAAGAATTGTATTTTTTGAAAATGGGATTATAAGCTGGATAAATAGTGGAATCGACGCACCTTGTTATGATGAAAGTCCATATCAAATTTACTGTGTAGATGGGCAAATAAGCTTTGTCAAAGGATCTAGATTTTTTCAAGATTACTTAAATTATATTACAGATAAGATAGATCTAGAGGAGATTAAAATTGTTAACAATTTTGAATCTCAACTTTTAGAATCAAATATTGACGCAGGTCGACTAACAAAAGTTAAGCAAGAGGCACAAAGCTTGTTGACCACAGCAAAGCAAAAAATTAAACAACCTTATGCTGCATTCGGAAATGTTAAGCCTGAAAAAAGCATAGAAATATTAAAACAGCGTTTTGACATTAATGATTTTTTTACACCTGCCGCAGCACAATCTATTGATACTCCAGAGAGCGTTCCTGATTCTTTTCCTGAGTTAACAAATCTAGCAAAAATATTATCTGCCCCAGCCGCGTATCAAAAAATCATAAATAAAGTTGATAATACTTTAGAAAAAGTTAAGTCGCGAGCTGTAAAATTGTCACCAGAGTGTAGTCCACCGCCGATAAAATTGGGTGAGGCTGTATCGCAAGACACACTTGTTTCATCTGCTAACCCAGCACCATCGGTTGAAAACTGCGGCGATATTAAAATAGCGTTAGTTGATAGTTTCGCTGATTTAAAACAAATGATCGATTATGTGCCTGACAAAAATAGATTTTCGTTTCAAGGTAAGCACAAAGTATCAAAAACAAAAACAAAGTTAGAAAATGTTGATGGGTTTAAAGTAGGCACTTTCAAGTACAAAGCTCGTGGCCCAGGAGGACAGCTTACAGTAAAAGAAAGCCCACCGATTTGGAGCTGTATTACAGGCAGGATATCAAATGCGTGGGAAACAGCCTGTAACCAGTCAAATTACGTACCTTTTGAGGTGGTTAATGGTATTAGAGGCTATAAAGATTACAAAGGCAATACGGCCTATAATATAGGTGTTTCTTTACACTCATTTGGCTTGGCTTTTGATGTTGACCCGCATTTAGCTGGATTTGGCTTACGATCGGCTAGATCAATTCACAGTGTTTTTACTGGCGCTTGGTCACAAACATTTTTAGAAGAACACGCAAATGAATTGTATAGGTTGGGTGTTTTTAGAGTTGCTCCATCTATACTTTTAACAAACGCGATTCAAGCTCAAAATGAAATTAGAGAAGCTGAAAGCTGGGAGGGCGCTCCATCAGCTTACAAAGGTACTGCTGAAGGCTCTATTCAAGCATCTCGATACAGCGAAATCATGAGCAAATCAAAAGGATCTTTAATAGTAAAGAAAGAAGCTAACCCAACATTGTGGCTGTTGACATTTTGCGAGACCGCAAAAATGAGATGGGGAAACTTAAACTTCTTAAAGAAAAGGTACAAAGGTGGTAAAGTTTGGAATAGCGCTGAAAAAAAACGCATAGCAGAAATATACGGTATACCAAATGTGGTTGATAGAGTTAAAGAAGTATCTTGGAAGAGCAAGAATATTGAAAGCCACATGCACTTTCAATTTTGGAATGGTGATTCAATAATCCGGTGGTCAGAAATAAATAAATTTAAAGGATAATTACAATTATGAGTAGTGTCAACATTGTTGCTAGAACCACCTCTTCAGCTACTTCTAGTGGCATAGTAACATATTATGTTTTAGAAGTATATAAGCAAGAAACTAAACAGCTAATTTCTTCAAAAAAAACTGTCAATGAAGATGAAGCTAAAGCTTTTTTAGCTGAGCAAAAATCTAAGTTTGGTTTAGTAAAGATAAATGGAAAAGATGGAACAGATCCGTTTAATGATGGAACTTTCAAATCAGCTTCAAAAAAGAATTTTGAGACTGGTAACATTCCTACCCCAACTCCTCCTCCGTTCAGAGACCGAGTACCATCGTCACAAACACAGTTTAATAATGAGCCCCGCAACCAGCTATCTGATTTTGACCAGTCAAGTAGAGATGGCTCCCTAAGTAATTTAGTACCAAATATATCAATCCCTAAAGCTCGCGTTGAAAAAAAAGCAAGAGATCTTACTGGCATGTCGGAAGAGAAAAGAAAAAAATTTGAAAGCTTAACTGAAAAACAAAAGGCTCAGCAAAAAATTAGTGGTGTGTTCGGTGCTAAAAGAATACAAGCAGTTATTGATCGTGAAAATGTACCAAGTGAGTTAGTAGTTGGTAGAGGCCCAGACAATAACGCATTTATAGTTATTGGTAACGATCGTGTTGACAAGCCTCATACTGGCTATGGTGGTAAAGGACACACACAGTCAGACGCAATAGACATTGTTGCTGGAATGGCAAGCTTTAATCCTCAAGAAGTACAGAAAAAACCTTTAGCTAACGGTCAAGTTGCGGAGGTAAAAGTAAAAACAAACCCAAACTTTTTCTTAGATGCCGCAAGAATTTACGTTTCACAAAAAACTGATGTCGATAAAAACTTTAGAATTGGCGAATTTGGTAAAGCTAGTAACAACTCTAAAGACAATAAAGATGATGAAAACATTGGCAAGTATGGAGCAAAGTCTGCTATCGCCATGAAGGCTGATAATATAAGAATTATTAGTCGCGAGGCAGTTAAAATTGTTACAGGTACTGATGATAAAAACTCTCAAGGTGGCCAGGTTCAAGGACACGGCATTGATCTTATAGCTGGTAACGACATAACCACTTTACAGCCTATGGTTTTAGGCGATAATTTATCTGATCTATTGAAAAAAATAATTAAAAATATCGAAAATCTTGCTAAATATCTTCATCAGGCAAACAATTATCAAATGAAGTTTAATCAAGCTATGTCAAAACACACACATGTTGGATTTTTCAATGCTAAGCCTACTCTTCAATCAGAAGAAGCAAAAGCAGCAGGATTTCAATTTGATGTCGCTAAAATTTCTAAGACTGATTTATCAGCCATGAAAGAGATGACGAACCTGTCCGGCTTGATTAACAACTATTTGGTTCTTCACGGAACTAATAAAAAAGGTAATAATTCTTATATTTTAAGTAAGCTAAATAACTGTAACTGAGAAAACTAAATGACGTTTCAAAACATTCCACCACTAAGTGTACAAGATGCTAAATATGCTACAATTGCTACTGATCCAAATTTAGAGGCTTTTGCTGAAGAGGGGTATGATTTTTATGTGGTATCTCCAAATAATCCTGTCATAACCACTGACACTACAATTACAGTTCGCAAGGCGCCTTATGTAGACGGACTGAGTAGTTGGTCAGATCCTGGTTTTGAGACACAAGATATTGTTGCCGCTTTCGGCGCAGGTATCACTGTAACAGAGATTGTGCCTTCGGCAACTGGAGTTTGGGTAGGTTTCTTGTCACAGAATTTAGCTTTTTCGGAGCTTTTTGCGATCGAATCTGTTTTTTATACGAGAATTGAAAATGTTCGGGCTCGACAAGGTGTTGTATCACCTGCTGTAAATAATAGAATTTTAGAAATAGATGACCAAGTTCAGCCTTATATTCCACCAGGAGCGCGTGATGTATCACCAAAAGACAACCAGAATTGGCTGACACTAGAGCCTGGCGATGTAAGGTTGGTTTATTACAACTTTAATGAGCATAATGAAAAAGTTTTAGGCGGTCTAGACACAGCAGGTGGCTTGTATTTACAAAGAATACAAGAAAATCCAACACTTGGTATATCAGAAGGTTACTACTATTTTGTTCTTGGTCAGAATAGAAGAGAGCCACGAGGCGAGGTTACTGGCGAGATATACGGTGAATACAAAAATAGTGAACAAAAAAATAAAGATGTACAAAGCGCTTCTAATGTTTCTATCGCAGCAGCAAAAAGCAATGCTTACAAAGATTTACTAAGCTATTTTGGCAAAGATCCAAACTCGCCGCAAGCAGCTGCTTTAAATAACTATTTTGTTCTTGTTGATTTAAAAGTTAACACATCCACATCAAATCCAAATAATCAAAAAACTTTATTTGCTATTCGTGCTGAGTACCTCGATGCCTTACCAGATGATGGCAGACCTTACCACGAACAATTTGATCCTGAAATAGAGTCGTCTTTTATAGGTGGTAGAGATTTAAGTGTAAACTT